CTCGTTTCGACCCGCATTGGCACGCTCCTTGCAAGTACCTTGACGGGGGGTGCTGTCACTTGCCCTCCCCAAAGCGCCGCAGGTAGAACGCGGCCTCACGCTCGAAGATGGCCGGGAACTTGGCAATCAGCGCAGCGACCACGGCAGCGTTGATCCGCTTCTGGTTGAACATCTGCGGAACGTCTATGGTCTGCACTGCATGGATCGGCAGCCGTGCCTTGCCATCGCGCATGAACACCGTGCGCCCTTTGTTGCCGATGAACGCGCCTGCAATGGCCTTCTTGCCACCACTGCGCTTGACCTTGAAGAACAACTGGTTGAGCGTGCCAGCCTTGCCACGGCGCCGGGCCTCGGCCATCGTGGTCTTGCGCTCCAGAAAGCGGATCATGTTGGCGCTGCGCTTCTTGCCGTTGCTGCCATCCAGCGTGGCCTCGATCTGTAGCCTGCCCTGCCTGGCTGAAGCCCGCTTGATGCGCAGCCTCTCGCGCACGTAGCTGGCCGTGACCATGTAGTCCGAGGCGATCTCTCGGATCATCTGGGTGCGGCCCTGCTCGATGGTCTTGTTGACGGCAGACACCAGCGCCTTGTCACGCACCTCTTGGCGCATCGAGTCCAGGCGCCGGGCAACGTCTGGGAAGTTGTGGGAGATGGTCAGTTGCATGGGTCAGACCTCCACCACCACGACTTCGACCCTTGGCCGGTCGGAGTAGGACTTGCTGCATCCGTCCAGAATCACGACCTGGCTGTCGTCCACCCACACCACGCCATTCATGCCGTCCTTGACCGCCTTGATGACGTTATCCAGGTCAGGCCGCTTGGTGACATGGACAAAACCGTTTAAAGCCTCGCTGTGGCGTTTTTTCGACCATGACGCAGGGATGCCAAAGAAAGCCCGCACGGACAGCGCCACGGCCCCGCTGATGGGCTTGGCGCCCGCTGTTGCCGACTGAGCCGCCAGCCGCACCAGGTTTTCGAAGACCGCCGTCTTTTCTGGCGTGAAGTGGCCGACCCTGCCATTTCTGACAAATGACCTGGCGCGACCCTTGGCGACCGGCTCGCCAGGAACTGTGAAGCTGTACCCGATGCCCATTCTTAATTCCCTACTGTTTCACTCAGCCTATGCCGTCCGCCTGCCTGCCGTCCGGTTTGTCCGGTTCCCTAAAGGGAACCCGGACGCTTCCGGACGCTGCAAGAGGGCAGGAACCGGACAAATCCGGACGAATCCGGACAATCCGGACGCTTACCCGGACGCGCCGTTTTTGTCCGATCCGGACGAATCCGGACGAACCGGACGCACCAGATATCCACCATCGACCTCCAAAACCTTGCCTTTATCAAGTGCCCAATCCTTGACCTCGGCAAACCGGCGCCGATCAACGCCGTTACTTTTCACAGAATCCCGCCACATATCAATGGGCACTGGTTCTGGTTCCTGGCCTTCTTTGGTGATTGATTTCTGGAGCTTGATCAGCGACTCAAGACACACGCGCTGGTTCTTTGTCAGGTACTCTTTTTTCTGCACCTTCTCCATGAACCCGCTGATGTCCACCGCCGTCAGAAACGCCCCCTTGACAGGCTCACCAAAGCGGTCCAGGAGAGGCAGATCGACCTGAGTGATGCTGAAAGCCTTGGACGCTGGCAGTTCTGCATCCTTCATCTTCTTTGCCTCCAACTGGATCATCTTGGAGCCTGGATCGAGTTGGACGCGGTATTCGCTATCGAGCGCACCGCGCAAGGCCGTGGAGCCCCGGCTGCGCTCCTTGTCCATGGCGCCTGAGTGGTGGACGACCATGACGCAACACCGATAGGGCTGGCGCAGATACGTGTCCAGGTGCTGGATGAATGCGTTCATGTCCTCGGTGCTGTTCTCATCACCGCCCATGTTTCGCGCCAGCGTGTCGATCACGATCATGGATGGGCTGACGCCACTCTCGGCCACCAGGGCTTTGATGGACTCGGCAACGATTGCCGCCTCGGTGGCGTCATAAAGCTGCGCGGCCCGGTGGCTCTTGTAGATGGGTGCGCCGACCAGCGTCTGGCCGGTGCCAAGTTGCCAGGCCTTGAATCGCCGCGCCAGCCCGTTGTGGCCTTCGCCAGCGATGTAGAACACCGCTCCCTGGCGCACTTCATGGCCGTGCCATGAGCGGCCTGTGGCGATGCAGCAGGCAATGTCGATGGCGACGAACGACTTGCCGCCGCCTGGATCGCCAAACAACTGCGTCAGCGAGTCCGACTCGATGTAGTCATCCACGATCCAATCGATCTCGGTCAGCGCCAGCGAGTCGATGCGGGAGAACTCAAAGGCCATCTTTTCGCGGATGGGTCCAGCCACGCTTTCGATCCGATCTTTCACGGCATCAAGCCCCCGCAGCGTGTGCAGATCATTGAAGTCCGTGGGCTTTCCCGTCTGGATTTCCTGATCGTTGAATACTGGATGGACGACCTCGCCATGAACCATCTTGGCTGCGTCTCTGGCCTTGGTCAGGCCTGGATTGCCGTCTGTGAATTGGTCGTTGTCAGCAGCGATCACCACGCGGGAGCCGGGAAACGTGGCCCGCACTGACTTGGCGACCTTGGCGAGATTTCCGGCGTTGAAGGCCACAAAAACCGTGTGTCCGGTGGCCTCAAAGATGCTGGCGCAGGTCGCAAAGCCCTCGCCCACAAAGATCACCTGGCGCGAGCCGCGCAACTCGTAGAACCCGCCGTCAACAGCGCCGCCCTTCAAAAACCGTTTGTTTCCGTCCGCGTCGATGGATTGGTGGGAGATGATCTCGCCGCTGTCGTTGGTGATCGGGATCACCAACCGCCCTGCCCGGTCCAGCTTGATGCCATGCGGCTGGATGTGCTTTCTGGCCAGATAGGGATGCTCGGCACTGGCGTCGGTGAAACTGCCGATCTCTTCCTCGGCGCGGTCCGCTGCTTTTTCCTGGGCCGCTTTTCGGTCTGCTTCCTTCTTGGCCTTGACCTCGGCCACCCACTTTTTGTGCTCCAGGTCTTCGGCCCAGGTCATCTTGCGGCCAATGTCTGCCACCCACTTGGCCTCAAAGGTCGGCTCTTTCCAGCACCCGCAGACACCGACCGGGATTTTTCCGCTGATGTGCAGCAGATACCAGCCATCGAGCGAGCCCTTCTTGCTGGAGGTGTGAGGCACACGGTGTATCTCGCCATCAGCCACCAGGTCGCTGATCTGTAGGCCGTTGGACTCGCAGAAGGTTTGGAAGGATGTCACCGGATCGACCAGATCGGTGCTTGAGACAGCGGCAGAAAAGCCGCCAGGGAAGATGTTTTGCAGATCAGCCACGTCCTGGCCTCGCTTTGCTGTAAACGTGGAAAACACGCGGGTCGGTGTTGGGCATCACCACACGGCCATTGATCACGATGGTCCCAACGTTGCGTTTTTCCTCGGTTTCTCTGGTTTCCCGCGCCACGCTGTTCACTCTGGATTCATCCAGGTGGCTGCGCTTGTTGGAGAAGATGGATGGCTGGCCGGTGCGCCATGCGAAGGCGTTGTTCTGGCTGGCCTTGGCTGTGAATTGGTATGGCAGGCTCATCAGTTCCTACCCTCATCTGCACTGTTCGCCCCGTTGCTTTGATCTGCGTCAAACCCGACATTCCCATACATGTACCGACGCAAAATCACTCTGAGCATTTCACCGGGCTTGCGGTCGTCCTTGATCGCCAGACGGCACAAGTCTCTGAACTCGCGCTCGGTAAGAAATGCCTTCACCGGCTCGGTGTGCTTGTTGTCGTCCAGCATGTCAGGCCACCTTCATTTCTGTGGTTGCCAGTTCAGGCCAGATCAAATGCCAATCGTCTGGGAAAAGCTCTTTTCGACTTGCAATTCCACGAGCTTCAGCAATCGGAGCAAGCCTGATCAGCTTGTCGCCTGGAATTCGATTCGACTCTTTCCATCCAGAGACGGATGGAGGCTTCACGCCAGAAATTGCTGCGACGGCGGTCGTTCCGCCGAATTTGTCAATGAGTTCAATTGCATCCATCAGCCCATTATTAGGCACACCTTACCTTTGGTCAATAGGCGAGCCTTATAACTTTCATCTTAGGATTGCCTTATGTCTACATTGCAGGACCGTATCCTTGAGGTTTCCGCAGAGCTACCAAGAGGGTGGCAAGCAAAATTGGCGCGTGTGTGCGGCATCAAGCCGCCTTCAGTTTCAGATTGGGTTACTGGGAAAACCTTGACGATCGACGGCGAAAACTTGTTGGTAGCTGCCGACTTTTTTAAGGTCAATCCTCAATGGTTATCTTCCGGGAAAGGCCCAAAGCACGCCATCACAGGCACCGCCTCAACTAGCCAAGGCCAGACGACCAGTGGGGCTGGGTTTGTCGTCACCCCGACAAACGCCGAATATGCCGGTATCCCACGAACGATGCGAGCAACTCCTGTAGTTGGTACAGCCAAGATGGGAGACGACGGTTATTACGAAGAATTGCAGCATCCGCCGGGGCATGGAGATGGCGTTGTTGACGGCTACAGCTCAGACCCGAATGCGTATGCACTCCGCGTCAAAGGCGACAGCATGCATCCAGCAATCCGGCATGGTCAATTTGTGGTTGTTGATCCAAATGGACAATGCATCCCTGGCGAATACGTTGTGATCTCTCTACTCAACGGGAAAAAGATGGTCAAAGAACTGGTGATTGAGCGGCCCGACGAGATCGTGATCGAGTCAGTCAATGGGAACCATCGGCAAACCATTGCAAAAACTGAGATTGAAAAAATTCACCCTGTTGGAGCAGTCGTAGCGGCGAGCAAGTGGAGGAGTGAGTGATGGAAGAAGTGGTGTATCTCAAGAGTGAAAATGCCGAAGTCACCTCAACGAAAATTGTCATCAATGGCGCGACATACGCCACCAGAAATGTCGCATCCGTTCGGATTGGAGATGTCCCCATCGGATCGGCCCCGATCTTGCTGGCGACATTCGGATGCCTGCTCCTTTTTGGAAGCTGGCAACTCGGAGTCCCAATGATCTTCATTGGATTGGCCATCGGGATTTCCAGAGGTTGGACCAACTCACTGGTGCTGACCGCTGGAGGAGGTGAAGTAATGGCCGTCAAATCGACTGACGATGCATTTCTCAAGCAAGTTCACGACGCCATAGTTCAAGCGATCTCGGCCAGATAGAGCCCAACACATCAATGCAGCCGCCTACCAGGGCGGCTTTTTTTGCGTTCACTCAAATTTTGTTAGGCTTGCCTATTGACATCTTTATTAGGCACGCCTATTATTCGCCCATCGCAGCAAAGATGGAGTGAACGAGATGAACCTGATCACGACAGCGGCAACGGTCACCATGACCAGCCGGGAAATTGCCGACCTGACCGGCAAGCAGCACCAGCATATCAAGCGAGACATCGAGAAAATGTTCTCGGCGCTCGGCTTGGATGCGTCCACTTTTGGACACATCTACACCGACGCTTCCAACCGCAAGCAAACCGAGTACCGACTTCCAAAGCGCGAAACCCTGATCCTGGTCAGCGGCTACGACACCGTGCTTCGCGCCAAGGTAGTGGATCGTGTCGCCGAACTGGAGCAGCAGAACGTCCCCAAGACCCCGGCTCACATGCTGCTGGCTATGGCCCAGCAGTTCCTGGCCTATGAGCAGGAGCAGCAGCGTCAGTCCACCGAGATCGCACGCATTCAAGAGTCTGTGGCAGTCATTGAGGCTCGCACGCAGCCAGAGAACAAGCACTTCACCGTCCTTGGCTACGCCAACCTGATCGGAAAGCGCATTGACCTGAAGGAAGCGGCCAAGCTGGGCAAGAAATGCGCAGAACTCTCGCGCACTCAAGGCATCCAGATTGGCGACGTTCGTGACCCGCGCTTTGGCAACGTCCACAGCTATCACGAATCCATTCTCCAAGCCGTCATGGATAGCGAGGTGTCGGCATGAACAAGAGCGACTTTTCCCCATTCTGGTTTGAGCGCCTCTACAACCGCCTCGGCGAGCCCCGCTACTTCTGGGAATGCGTCATGGCGTGCGTGTTCCTGCTCTACGTGCTGGGCTCCAGCGTTGCTGCGGATGCGCTGGCATGAACCAGGAAGAAGAGACCGATTTCGAGTGGGTCAACGAGTTGATCGCTGGCTTCCTGCTCGCCGGTGTTGTCTGCGTGTTCCTGTTCATCGCTTTCTTTTTTATGGGCTACGTGCTGGCCCGATTTGGACTCATCTGACATGAAAACACTTGAAGAACTGAAGGCCGCATGGCGTGAAGCCAAGGTCGCCGAGGAGCAAGCCAACGCCACGCGCCTGCTCATTGAAAAAGACATTCTGGCACTGGTGCCGTCGAAGATGGAAGGGTCGGTCAGCCATGAAGGCGTGACCGTCACCTACAAGCTGACGCGCAAGTGCGACACAGAAAAGTTGCAGGAAGACTGGATGCAACTGACCCCATCCGTTCAGGCCGCTTTCAAGTGGAGCGCGTCTGTGGATACCAAGAGCCTTCGGGCGCTCGACAGTGAATCGACCACTGCGGCACAAATCTACATCACCACCACACCCGCAAAACCCTCAATCCAACTTAAAGACTGATCACATGGCCTTCGATCTCAACTCCATCAAGCGCGGCAAGGCAATCGCAGCCCCCCGCATCTTCCTGTATGCAACGCATGGCATTGGCAAGAGCACCTTCGCCGCTGCCGCACCAAACCCAATTTTCATCACCACTGAAGACGGTCTCGGCTCCATCGATACCGCAAGTTTCCCGCTTGCGACCAGTAGCAACGATGTCATGAGCGCCATCGAAACCCTCTACACCGAAAAACACGACTTTCAGACTGTGGTGCTGGACTCAGCCGATTGGGCCGAGGCGATCTTTCAAAAGGAGATCGAGTCAAAGCACGACGCAAAAGAACTGGCCTACGGCAAAGGCGCATTGATTCTGGCCGACAAGTGGAAACAGACGCTTGACGGGCTGAACGCACTGCGCAACGACCGAGGCATGGCCGTGATCATCTTGGGCCACTGCGAGATCAAGCGATTCGACTCGCCGGAGGTTGAATCGTATGACCGCTATCAGCCCAAGCTGCAAGCACGCGCCAGCGCACTGGTTCAGGAATGGGCAGACGCTGTTTTGTTTGCCAACTACAGAACCATCGTGCGCAAAGAGGATGTCGGTTTCAACAAAACCGTCTCCAAGGGCATCACGACCGGCGAGCGCCTGCTCTACACATCTGAAACCCCCGCATTCCTGGCGAAGAACCGATTCTCTTTGCCGCCTCAATTGCCGCTTGATTGGGCGGCATTTCAGACCGCAATGAACCCGGCCTGATCACTTCAATCACTCAACCCCACTACCTGGAAAAACAAATGGCATCAATCCAATTTGACGCATCACAAGTGGCCCCCAAAGCCGCAAGCACACCCATCCCCGCTGGCACCTACCTGGCGCACATCATCGAGTCCGACGTGGTCGATCTCAAGTCTGGCAACGGCCAGGGCTTGAAACTGACCTATGAAATTCTCGATGGTCAGTTCAAGGGTCGCCGCGTGTTCGACAACCTGAACATCGTCCACGCCAAGCCCGACACCCAGGCCATCGCGCAGTCGCAACTCAGCGCGATCTGCCACGCGGTCGGCGTCATCCAGTTGTCTGACACGGCCATGCTGCATTACAAGCCGGTCAAGCTGACGGTCACCATCAAGGAAGCCCAGGGCGACTTTGCGGCCCGCAACAACATCAAGTCGGTGGAGTCCGCTGGTGGCGCCGTTCCTGCTGTGACAGCCAGCGCACCGGCAGCGGCCAAGCCTGCGGCCAACGTGCCTGCATGGGCAAAAAAGGCCTGAACGTGGCAGCACTCCCGGCATCAGTCGTGGACCCAGTGGCCGACGCCATCTTTGCCCACTACAAGGCAAAGTACAGCGTCGAGCCGCAGCGCCCGTACCTCGGCGCCAGCGTGATTGGAAAATCATGCTCGCGCTCGCTTTGGTACGGATTCCGCTGGGCCAAGGCGCCGACGTTCAGCGGTCGCCTGTACCGGCTGTTTCAGTCGGGCCATCTGCAAGAGCCCCGCGTTGTGGCCGATCTGACCGCTATCGGGTGCTCGGTCTGGGCCGTCGATCCATCCACCGGCCAGCAGTGGTCGTTTGTGGAGCCAAGCTGCGGCGGTCATGTGAAGGGCAATTGCGACGGCATTCTGCAAGGACTGCCGCAAGCCCCAAAGGCGCCGCACGTCCTGGAGGTGAAGACCTCCAGCGAGAAGATGTTCAACGAGATGAAGGCCAAAGGCGTCGAGGCATCGAAGCCTGAACACTTCGCCCAGATGCAGATTTACATGCGCTGGACGCAGGACATGTTTGGCGCCGATGGTTGCCACCGTGCGCTTTATGTGGTGGTCAACAAGAACGACGACTCTATCTACACCGAGCGCGTCGAGTTTGACAAGGACAAGGCACAGGCACTGATCGACAAGGCACACGCCATCGTCACCGCTGCCGAGCCGCCGCAGGGCATCAGCACCGATTCCAGTTGGTACGAGTGCAAGTTCTGCGACTACCACGCGCTGTGCTTTGGCACTGAAGTGGCAGCGGCAACGTGCCGGTCCTGCGCACACGCCACGCCAGAGATGGATGGCGATGGCCGCTGGTCATGCTCACGGCACCAGGCCGACATTCCGACCGAGGCCCAGCGCATTGGATGCAACGGCCACCGCTTCATTCCGGTCCTGCTGTCGCGTGTTGGTGAGGCCGTGGACTCTGATGGCGACTCGATCACCTATCGCATGAAGGATGGCCGCGAGTTCACCAACGGCGACCCAGCAGCCAACCCGACGCATGTGTCTAGCGCAGAGATCGCGGCCTGTGCCGACAAGGCCATGCTTCCCGAGCAGGCCAACGACCCATTCATTCTCGACATGCGCCGCAACTTCGGCGGGAGGTTGGTCGCATGATCCTGCGCGACTACCAATCACGCACGGTGTCTGACCTGTTCGCATGGTGGACAAAGCACCAGGGCGCCGAAGATGTGCCGCTTCTGGTGCTGCCGACCGCCGCTGGCAAGTCGGTGATCTGCGCCGAGATCGTGCGCAGCATGTATGAGCAGTGGCCCGACTACGAGCCGCGAACTGTCGTGCTGGTGCCGTCCAAGGAACTGGCCGAGCAGAACGCGCAGAAGCTGGTCACGCTGTTGCCGCGCAATATCCGCGTCGGGTTTGTCAGCGCCAGCATCGGCAAGAAGCAATTTAACGCTGATGTGATCGTAGCGACCATCGGCAGCATTGCCAAGCACGCGCACAAGCTGGGAAACATCAAGTGCGTGATCATTGATGAGGCTCACCTGGTGAGCACCAAAGGTGATGAGGTCGGCATGTATCGCAAGTTCCTGACGGACCTGGCGCAATACTGTGACTTCCGCGTGGCTGGAATGACTGCCACGCCTTTCAGGGGCAACGGCGTCTGGCTGACCGATGGAGACGCGCCGTTGTTTACCGGCATCGCGTCGAACGTCACGATGCGTGAACTGCTCGACCAGAACTTCATCGCGCCACTGGTCCCGCCGGGTGACGCCATGCACACGCGCATCGACTCCAGCGCGGTCGGCATTGCAAACGGCGACTACAAGATCAATGAACTGTCTGACGTGGTGGAGCGGTATCTGCGTGATGTCGCCATCGAGTCGGTCAAGCTGGCGCACGACCGCCGCAAGTGGATCGCCTTCACGCCCAGCGTTGCCAACGCAGAAAGCCTGGTCGAGAACCTGAAGCGCCAGGGCATTACATCAGAACTGGTGTGTGGAGACACAGAAAAGACAGAACGCGAGCGGCTGATCGCGCAGTTCAGGGCTGGCCGCATTCGCTGCCTGGTCACTGTGCTGGCGCTGTCCACCGGCTTTGATGTGCCCGACGTGGACTGCATCGTATGGTGCCGTCCGACCAAGTCGCCCGTGCTGTATGTCCAGGGCATGGGCCGAGGCGTTCGGATCGCTCCAGGTAAGACCGACTGCCTGGTGCTGGACTTCACCGACACCGTGGAGCGCCTTGGGCCGGTCGATGCCGTCAAAGGCCGCGCCAAGTCCACCAAAGGCCCCCAGGACGCGCCGTTTTGCGTCTGTGATGCTTGTGGCGCCAGAAACCACGCCAAGGCCCTGGTGTGCGTCGAGTGCGGAGCGACGATCCGCGAAGAGTCCGAAGAGGAACGCCGGGCCATTGCATCGCGTGCGGCCCTGCTGTCGTCGCACACCGTGCAGTCGGTCGTCTGGCATGACATAGACCGCGTGACCTACGGCATCCACCGCAAGCCCGGCAAGCCCGACAGCCTGCGCGTTGATTACTGGTCAGGCCTACGGATGGTCGCTAGCGAGTGGCAATGCTTTGACCACGGCGGCTATGCGGCCCAGAAGGCAAATGCCTGGTATCTGAAGCGCCACCGGCCAGAGATGTCGCAGATGTACCCGCTTGAACTGACGACGGCAGATGCACTGGATTTGATCCATGCGCTGGGAGACAGATTCGCCAAACCATCGCGCATCGCCACCCGGCAGAACGGCAAATTCACCGAGATCGTTTCACATGAACTTAGCCCAACTTCAAACCACCATCCAAGCCTTGAGGAAGTCACTCAATGAATTTGAATCCATCACCCCAGATTGCAGCTCCTGCGAAAACAACGTGGGCGGGAAGTGCTCCCTCTTCAATCAAGCCCCTCCACCAGAGTGGCTCAAAGGCCCTGTCGAGTGCGAGCACTGGCAATGGGACCGCTGCCCGTTCTAAAAGGCCCAGCCTGCGTCAGGAAGTGCTGTTTGTCATGCGCCAACTTGGCGAGTGCGACATCGATGATGTGCATAAGTATTTGCCGCGTGCCGAGCGTTACCAAATCCGCAAGGCAATGGACGCGCTGGTGAGAGACGACAAGATCATTTGCATCAAACCGTCTGGATCGCGTGGCCGCTGGAAGGGCCGCACGCCCGGTGTTTACGGCATCAACCATGAGACTGCGCCAGCAAAGATCGAGCGGCCCGTGGTCACCCAGGACATTGTGCGCAGCGCATTGGCCCAGGCCACGCCGCTGGAACTGGCTTGGAGGCTCGCAGCATGAACCGCCCCCGCTCAGACATGCAAAAGCACAGCAAGCCCACCACGCTGGCCGGTGTGCTTTGGTCAAAGTGGTTCCCGAGTCGTGACGCCGCGCTGCGTTGGTTCCGAGGCCAGTCATTCAAGGATGAGGCTGTCGTGATTCAGCAGGAAGGTGTCGTCGCCAATTTGGTCAAGGGTCCAAGAGGTGGCGTGAAAGTGAGGAAAGCATGAACCCGTTTGCACAACTCATTGACCGCCCAGTATTCCAGCCAAGGCCGCAGAAACAGTTCGCAAAAGACAGCCACGCCGAACGTATCCGCATGGCCCTGCGTGCTGCGCCAGAAGATGGAATGAATCACCGAGAACTGGCCGATGCATCGGGCGTTGCTGCCGCCAGCATTTACGCTTTTCTTAGGCACGATCTGCGTCGCGGCCAGGTGCTGAAAGTTGGGCGCATGTATCGGTGGAATGCAGCGCATGACATTGAAGAACTGCTTATCAGCGCCAAGAAATTACTTGAAATGCACGGACACAGAGTGGAGAAACTGCAATGACAACAACCATTACCTGGACCCCAATCACCGAGCGCCTGCCCGACGACGAATCCACCGTCCTGCTCGGCCTCGCCGATGGCTTTTCCTGCGAGGGCTTTCTCGACGGAGATCAGTGGCGCGATGTCTGCGCGACTCCGCTGCTGGCCGGTGAGGTCACGCACTGGGCAGAGATGCCGAGGTGTGAGCCGTGAAAGTCCTGATCGCCTGCGAATACAGCGGCACTGTACGTGACGCATTCATCGGGGGGGGGCATGACGCCATGAGTTGTGACCTGTTGCCAACTGACGCACCCGGCCCACACTACCAGGGCGATGTGCGTGATGTGCTGCACTTTCCTTGGGATTTGATGATCGCACACCCGCCCTGCACGCATCTGAGCGTGAGCGGTGCGCGTCATTTCGAGGCCAAGCGCCTGGATGGCCGCCAGCAGTCTGCCGTGTCTTTTTTCATGCTGCTGGCCCGTGCCGACATCCCGATGATCGCCATCGAGAACCCGGTCTGCATCATGTCCAGCCTGTGGCGCAAGCCCGACCAAGTGATCCAGCCGTGGATGTTTGGGCACGGCGAAACCAAGGCCACTGCGTTGTGGCTCAAGGGCTTGCCAAAGCTCGCGCCCACCGATGTGGTCGAAGGACGCACGCCGCGTGTGCATCACATGCCACCGAGCGCAGATCGTTGGAAGTTGCGCTCGACAACTTATGCAGGCATCGCCCAGGCCATGGCTGACCAGTGGGGAGCGACAAAGCAAATGGAGATCGCAGCATGACTGACATCACCCTGCCCCGCACAGTCGTTCAGGACGTGCTTGAAAAATGGGCTGTAGTGAAAGATTTTGGCTTGGAATACAAACGCGCAGATGCGTCTATGGACGCACTCCGAGCCGCACTGGCACAGCCAGCGCAGGAGCCTTCCTCCGACCTGCTGAAACTCGTTCGCAGGGCGCTTGAACAAGGCTCGATGCTGGCCGTCTACCACCGTTATGCAAACCCGGCTGCTTATGGCGATCAGCTTGACAAGTTGGCCGCTGAATTGGTGGCGGCACAGCCAGCGCAGCAGGAGCCTGTCGGAAGCCTGACTATTTCTCACTTCAAAGGTTTGGAAAACCAAGAGTTCCAGTACCACGCGACGTTGCCAGACGGCACTTACTCGCTCTACACCGCACCGCAGGAGCGCAAGCCTCTCAGTGATGAGGAAATCGACGCTGCAATTGAGTCTGTTGGACTTGGCAATAGGTCTTTACTAAAAGAGTTTGCCCGTGCCATCGAAGCCGCGCACGGCATCACAGGGAGCAAGACATGAGCATGGATCAAAACCAAATCGACGCACTGGGCTTTCAGCTTGCGATGGCGGCAAGGCAACAAGCGCAGCCTGTGAGCAAAGCACAAGAACTCGCGTCTTTGATTGTGCGGAGTGATGTTGGGAGCCAACTGGTCAACCGACAGAAAGCCGCAGCAGAACTGCGCCGCCTTGAGGCTGAAAACGCAGAACTTCGCTCAACCTACGAGACAGCGAATCTACTCGGAGCAGAGGTCATCAATGACAGGAATGCTCAGATCAAGCGCCTTGAAGCGGAGAGCCGCGAGAAGTCTCTGCAATACCTGAGTTTGCTGGGAGAGTGCCAAGACGCTCTAAGCGCAAAGGCTGAACTGCTGGAGGTGTTGAAGCAGATCGAAGGAATCAAATTTTCCAACTGGAGCGATGGGGCTATGCGAAAAATAGCCATTGAAGCCATCAAGAAGCATGGAGGAACGCCCAAGTACGAGACAACAGCACATGTTCTGAAATTCGAGGGGGAAGAATGAACAACGCACGTTTACTCCATGCCGCAGCGCGTGGGGCGAGGATTCAGGAGCGTCTCGCCGACATTTGGTTTGACGTTTCTCCGCGCCTGTTCCATTTCAACGATGAGGAATACTTTCTCCGCATCCACCCCGAGGACGCGCACTTGGCCTACGGGCCGATCAGCACGGCGTTGCGGGACTCAGCCAAGTCTGGAGTCTGGGACGGCGACCTTAAGGAGATCACCATCAAGGTGGGGTTCATCCTGAGTGATGCTGACAACGCTGAGTTCTCTTATTGGAGCGGAGAAATGAAGCTCACCTACATCTTGTTTCTGGCCGAGACACTGGCCGATGAAGGGCTCTAAGACATGAAAGACGAACCACAGTGGCCGTGGATCATCGTCGGCGTTGCGCTGATCATCCTGGCCGTCCTCACATGGAGGTCGGCATGCTGACACCCACCGGCACAGAAGCCAGAGTCTGCGCTGACATTGCACGGCGCCAGCAACTCGGCTTGCAGAAATACGGCACCACCGTCGAGCGCAACCCGCTGGCGCTGCGCGAGTGGATGCAACACCTGTACGAAGAAATTCTCGACGCATCGGTCTACATTCGCAGAGCGATGGATGAGATGGACAAGCGAGAGGATGATTTCAAATGACAGACGCCACCCTGATCCAGAAGGTCGATGACCTGACCCAGGCCGTCGCGCACCTGTCGCGCCTGATGGGCGCCCGCATGACCGGCCCCGAGGTCTGCGCCCGCCTGCGCATCCACCGCAACACCCTGGCCCGCTACATGGCCGAGCGAGGGTTTCCCAGGCCTGGCCGCGATGGCAAGTGGTTGCTTGAAGAGATCATCGAGTGGGAGTGCCGCCGGTAATCCGCGCCGCGATCTCGCTCGCGGTGGGGTTGTAGTAGGTCAACGCCCGCGTGGTGTTCGACCACCCGAACATCTTGCACAGATCGAGCACATGCAGCCGCTGGGCCAGCCTGGTGGCCGCAGTGTGCCTGCTGTCGTGGAACGTGAACCCGGATAGGCCTGCGCGGTCCCTGGCGCGTCTGAACAAGGTGTCCAGGGTCTGAGTCGTCACCCCGAACACCGTCACCGAGTCGAACCCCTTCTGCCACCCGATCACCCGCAGCGCGGTGGGCGTCAGCGGCACGTCTCGGCCCTTGCCTGTCTTGCTGGTGCGCAGTCGGCAGAAGTCGGCGCCAATGTCAGGCCACTGCAACGCGCACATCTCACCGGCCCGCATCCCGGTGAGCAGGGCCAGCACCAGGGCATTGGCAATCGAGCCGGTGACACTCTGCACCGGGCCGCGCCGCCAGCCCAACTGCCGCAACATCTTGCGCACCTCGACACCGCTGATCGTGCGCTCGCGATGCGCGGGTTTTGAGGGCTTTCTCATGTCCCGCAAGGGGTTGGTATCCACCCACCGCCAATCGCGCCGTGCAGCCTCAAATACGCTGGACAGCACGGTGATGTAGCGCAGCACCGACCCATCCGAGTTGACGCGCAGACGGTCGTCTCGCCAGACGGCCATGTCCTCGGGCGTGATCTCCCCCAACTTTTTCCCCAACGGCAGACGGTGGCCTGGCCCGAGCATGGCCGTGAGCCTGATCACCTCCTTGTCGCCACCCTTCATGCCGGGTGCGATCTCCCCCTGGTAGCGCACAATGGCGTCACGCAGCGTCTTGGTCTGCCCGATAGTGCCCCGCTTGGTCGCCCGTAACTCGGTGGAGCGCGCATGCGCCCAGGCCGTCGCCTCGCGATAGGTGTCGAACGTGCCCGACTCGCGCACACCGGCCACCTCGATCTGGATATGCCACCGCCCGGTGGCCGTCTTCTTTGGGGATGCCATTGGGGATTTTTTGGGGCAGGGATTGTGCAGCGGGTTGGATTGACTGCACTCTACACCAACACGGTTGGTGGCTCCCCCTCTGAAAAGTGCAGGCTAGTGGGGTTGATGCACTAGCCTGCCCTGGTACTTGGTGCCGATTATCGGACCCGGAGAGCCAGCATTGGTGCGGGTTACGGCAGTTTTTTGGGGATAAATTGGGGTTGCGCCCCAATGGAATGGCCTCGATTTGAGTACGAAAACCGGACCCACACTTGCAAAATTGGGGAGCACATGCGAACATTAATTGAAGGGCAGAATATGGCAGAGCAGGAACGAAGCATCGAATTACACAACGGCGAACAGCTTCGGCGCCGCGTGGTCATTGATGCTCGGTGCAGCATGTTGAACGTGCCCGTGCTTGCCGCTGATGGGTTTGGGCAAATCTGTTACATGGCAAGCGGACTGCATACCGATGACGGCGTGGAAATCTGGACGCCGCAGAATTGGGAACGCCACTAACCACAAACGACAAAAAAAACCTCCCACCCCGTGAAGGATGGGAGGTAAACAGCATCGCTGCTGATCAGGAGACAACTGCTATTTCGAGGCGCCCGAGACACCGGCCTTGACTGCGCTCGCCAGGTCCGCGCTGACCTGTCGTGAACTCGGGCTGGAGCCGAAGAAAAACCCGTTGGCCTGGGCCGCGTTGGACATGAGCCACTGCACCGCAGCACCGACGATGCCGCCGATCATGGCCGCGATGCCGGGATCGATCACCAGTTTCTGGCCGCCAAGGAGCCAGAAGCACCCGGCCAGCACCCCGGCCAGGCAGGCGTAAGAGGCCAGATTGATCATATAGCCGAGGAGCAGCACCCCATGCGTGTTCGCGTTGAACTTGCGGGCGTCTGACGTGTCGCTGATGTAGGCCTGAGTGGTCGAGGCGTCGATCCGCTTTTCCTCGATGTCCAGACCGCGCAGCTTGACCTTGAGATCAGCCTCGACCTGGCGCAGCGCCGCCAGTTGCTCGGGTGTCGCGGCCTTGAGCGTCTGGTCGATGCCCTCCAGCGTTGGCGCAACGGGCGTGCCGATGGCGTCACCGATGTCCTTCGCGGCCATCGCCACCAAACCCGGCACGTTGCCAGTGGCGAGTGCGCCGAGGTACGGAAGGGCTTTTTTCCAATCGATGTCCATGTCAGTCCTTCACGATTCCAGCCACGTAGTCCTTGCCCTGGACCGTCAGCACACGGTTGATGATCTTGTCCGGTATCCTGGTCGAGACGTGGACCCAGGTGTGCTCGTAGATCAGTTGCCCGATGCCCAGCACAGACACCAGCGGCGCCAGCGTCTTGGCAATCTCGTAAGGTGTGCCGAACGCTGGTGCGCGGAAATCTGCGGCCATCGCACGGATGTGATCTGATCCCGGCCCTGATCCGATGGCAGCATTGAGTTGGCCGCACCGGTAGCCGCTGGAGATCAGGATCGCGCACCCGAGGTGCGAGCGGATGCCCTCCAGCATTTCGGCGGTGGCCTTGGCGGCAGGCAGCAGATCGGCAGGCAAGTCGTTGTTGATGCACAAGCGGCACGCGGTGTCACTCTGGCAGAACTCATCGACCGTGAAGTGTGTGGAGAGGTTCATTTGTGCAACACCAGGGCAAGCACGGCCAGGCCGACCGCAGATAAGCACCCAATCACCGCTTTTGTGATCAGTGATCGCATCTCCTTGAGGCCGGGCATGTGGTGCTCGATCTCGGACAGCCGCACCTGGATGTCGCTCATGGTCTTGGCGCCATCAATCAGCCGCTGCTGGGTCGCAGTGTCGCGCTCATCGAGTCGCGCCAAGGTTTGCAGCGCCTCGGTCATCTTGTCCATCTTTGACTCGATCCGCATGATCACAGTCTCCAACTGCGTCAGCCGAAAATCCTTGTCATCTCCCATCGGTACTGCTCCCTATGCTGGAATGTGGTTTGGCATGACGCCATTGAGATAGCCCACGATGAACAAGGCCACCTGGCCGCGCCATCCTTGGTCGTATTGCAGCCGGTGCAGTCGCTGGCTGAATGTGTGCTCGCCGTGCCGAGGGAAGTCCCACAAGAGCACGGCCAACTCGGTGTAGTTGCACCAGACATCGATCAACAGCGTGACCAACGTGATTGGCGCGACGATGCGCCACCAACCGCCGCGCTGGTACTGCACGGCGACCGGATAGAGGACGGCCAGGATCAGGAACATTACTGATCCCACGACACGTAGACAAACCCGTCGCCGCCTTTGCCGCCAGCACCACCGTTGCACCCACCGCCGCCCATAGTCCCGTTTTGCGGTCCGGATGGGTAAATGCCGCCGCTGCCGTAGACCGTCTGGCCGTGCATCGTGGAGTCCTGCCCATTGACATAGAGTCCCTGCGCCGAGGTCACGCCCCCGGTAGCAGACACATAACTGCCAAACGAACTTGTTCCGCCCGTGCCCGCGTTGTTGTAGGCCTTGCCTGCTCCAACAGTGACTGTGATGGACGCGCCCGGCGTCAGGCCGGTAATCCATCGCGTAACGCTCACCCCCGCGGTGCCTGCGTACCCGGCGGCATCCCCCGCGCCGCCGCCGCCGCAGCATGTCACCAGGACACGGCCAGAGGCCGGGACAGTGAATGACGATGTGCCAGCGGTCGTGAACAGTTGCGCGCTGCCTGTCGTGACCGCGCCCGTGCTGCCGTTCACCGATGTGACCGTGGTCTTTTTCATGGCGACCGACCTCCACAACGTTCCGTTGCAGTAGTAGGTCTTGGACTCGCCTGCGGCCACGGTGTCGGTGCTCGCGCCGTCTACCGTCTCCGCACCATTCGGATCAAACGTGATCACGCCCGCGCCGCTGTTGGTCAGCGTGAACACAAACCCGTCGCCCAGCGTGGCCGCAGCGGTGCCCGTCACGGTGAACGTGCCGGTGGTGCAGTCGATGTTCTTTCCTCTGTCTGCCGCCACCACGGTGTAGGCCGAGGTCTTGGCGCTGGTGGCGTTGAACGGCACGCCCAGCGTGGACAACGCCGTCGCCTGGGTGCCCGTGGTGCCGAACAGGCCAGACAGGAAATCGCGCAGGGACGTGATCGCGGTTTTGAAACCACCCTCTGTGACCCCTGCGCCCGTGAAATCTGTGCTTGGTGGCAATGCCATATCAATACCTCCACATCAAAGTTGGGTCGGTCGTCCACATCAGCGTGGTGTCAACCGCGTTCCACATGTAATCGGCTGAACTGCCGTAACTGACCTGGACCCACGGCCCGCGAGCGATCCCAACCGCAGCAACGCGCACTGTGGTGGTTGACCCATAGAGCGCAACCGCGGTGTAGTTGGCCGCGCCGGTCTCGCCTGTTCTTGTCCACTTGACGCCGTCCGCAGACTGCTCGATCAGGTAGTAATCAGCCCATGCCGATGGTTGCCACGACAGCAGCATCTGGTCAGGTGCGCCGGTCATCGAGCGTGCCGTCAGTCCAAGGATCACGGGCGCGTTGGTGTAACCCGCGAGCGCGCTGGTGACCAGAGTCGGCGTGGTGACTCCGGTGTCAGCGGTATGCACGTTGTCGTCCTCGTTGACGCACTCGATGTCCACCTGCGTCAGGCTCTTGGGCTTTGCCGACAGCACACGGGCGCGCTGCGCGTAGGCGGCACCAGGACCGAACACGACATGCGTGCGCTCCTCGCCATCCCCGGTGTACGGTGTGAAACTCGGCGCGGTGGCGAGCACCAACTGATTCGCGCTGGCTCCTGCCGCTGCGGAATAAGGGCCGTCCATCGATCCATCACGCTTGCGCAGGGCCACGTAGTGCGTGCCCGTGGTGAACGTCATGTCCTCGGTCAAGGTCAAAGTCTTAGTGGTGCTGTTCCACGCCACCACTTCGCCGCCCTGGCCCCATGCGGGCATGTCGTGCTGGATCACCACCAGGTCGCCAAAACTCGGAATGAAACCCTCCATCTCCGCGCTGAACTTGATCACGCGGCGCCGGTAGCGGTTGCTCGCGGCCATGTACAGACCTTCGCGGTATGCCTGATCGCGGCCAACCACACCGAACAGATTCACCTTGGCTGGCACCGATGCCGTGCTGCCGCTGAGTTTGGCGCGCACGGTGGCCGATGCCCAGTTGCCCGAGTCGAAATATTTCACGTCCACAGCGTCGGCAGTGTCGGCAGTGGGCATCAGGTAGTCGATGCTGAATGACCCGCGCACGATGTTTCGCTGACTGAACATCGCGACGGGAATAGTCGCCGCCTGGTCGCGCATGAAGCGCATGATGCCGCCCTGAAGAAAAGGCTTTGCACGACCCACCTTGGCGACCTGTGTGGCAGCTTCCCAGAACGACAGGAAATTGTCGAACCGACCGTCGAAGTAGTCGCCGCGAGCCGCCCAGGTGGCGTCTAGCGTCAGCAGGCCCGAAAGGTCGATCTGGGCGTCGGTCATGCCCACCTGTTTGCAGGCGTATGCCGCAGCCCAGGCGATGGACCGGGTGCTGGTGTTGGCCGACCAAGTGCTGCCGTTCCAGATCGGCAACTTTCGCGTGCAGATCACGTTCACCTTGCGGCTGGCCTGTAGTGACAAATTGCTGCTGGCTTTGAGCCTCATCGCGATCAACGTCACATCCCCAAAGGTGCGGCTGTCGTTGAGGTAGGCACGCAAGCCTGCCCATGCGATGTCGTTGCCAACCGAACTGGACGTGTTCTTCGCGCTGGACCGGCGCACCCGCACCTCGTACCTGCCAGCCGTTACCGCTGTGCGCTCAGAGTAGCGCTGCGGAGTGGTTGTGCCTGCGGTGTAGGTCGGCGCGACCAACAGCGCGAAACTGCTGGTGGGCGATCCTGTCGCGTCCACGGTGCGCGCCTCGGCGTACACATCGACCGAGATCGAGGAAAGCACGCCGGTGCCGGTATCCACGCTGTACAGGCCACGCGGCATCACGATGTCCACGCCAAGGTAGTTGGCCGTGGTGCCTGACGCATTGGCGATGAACCCACCGACCCACTTGCTCACGGTGACGTTGCCACTTGTGGTGGCCGATGTGGTCGTGACGGTGAAGGCATCGGCAGAGGTGACGGTGATCGTGAAGGTGCCGTCAGTGGCCGTGCCACTGGTGAAGTCGAGGTAAACCGAGTTGCCAGTGCTAAGACCGTGTGAGGTGCTGGTCACCGTCAGCGTGGTGGTTCCGCTTTGGGAGTATGTGCCGGTGAAACAGGGCAAGTCCTGCCCAGAAACCTCGGTGCTGGTCACCACGTTGACAGGGAACATCGTGACCGCAGTGCTGGGCGGCACCACTTCATAAGTGATGTCGTCGAAGGACGCGATTGGCGTGTCCTCGATGCGGATCGCCTCAATGTCATATTCACCGCGCCCGACGCACAGCAACTGGTACAGGTACTGATCACCGCCAGAAAACTCGCTGTACGGCTGCGCGGCGAAGTCTGGGTAGCACATTAGGCGCCCGAAGTGCTCTGGAATCGCAGCATCCAGGCGCGCCGTGTTGCCCTGCGCCTGGAGCGAGTAGGTCGGTGACGGTGCGGCCAGCGCTGCGGCCTGTTGCGGGCTGGGCAGTTTGGGTGCTGGCAGGATGGCATTGACCAGCGACATCCCGGCAAACACCACGCCAGCCTGCATCACGCTGAGAATCGTCCCGGCGTTTGCCGCCACCAGTGTGCCGCCCATCGCTGAATACAGCCCGCTGGCAGCAGGACCGGCAAAAGTCATCACGGCCAGCATGGCGACCATGCGGATCGGGTCCGAGCCGCCGCCGTCGCCGCCTTGGGGCAGCAGACGCACGTCCACGAAGGCCAGCGATTGATCGTCATCTGGCACCAGTTCCCACTCGGCGCGCAGCACCGGGCGACCATCAACGAAACACACAAACGGTGTCTGCCACACGGGCGCCAGGTCGCGGATGGAATGACCACCGACGCGAGCGACACGCCGATTCTGCGGGCTCAGTGCGTTTTCGAGGTAGACGACTGTGGTCATGTTTTCAGTTGGAAAAATTCACGCCGACCGAAGCCCGACGTGTGCCACGCACTGTCTTTGGTGAAGATCACGCCCGCGCCGCGTGCGCAGTGCAGAACACCACCGCCATCGAGGTCGAGCCAGACGCCGATGTGCATCGGCCTGCGGATCAGCACCGCACACCCGTGATGGGGCGTCGGAATCTGGAACCACCGCTGCCGTTCTGGGTGATCCGAGAACAGATCGGCCAGGGCCATCGCGTCGTCGTAGTCGGGCGCGATGACCACCGGCACCTCGACGCCGAAGTGGTCGCGCTGAACCTTGCGGAAAAACGCCATGCAGTCGAAGGCGTGCGGACCTTGTGCGCCTGCTTCCCACGGTGTTCCGATGTAGTCGCTGAACGTCATAGCAACCCGATGAAAGTTTCGGAGTCGTATTCCTTGGTCGGAAATCTCTTGTTCACCAGATCAGGAAACCCGCACACCGCAGTGACCTTGAACACCGTCGCGCTGATGCTCATCACGGTCATCGTCAGCGGTGGGTTGTTCTGCGGTGCGCTCAAGTCGCTGCTGATGAACTCGCGGTAGATCACCGACACCATCTCGGTGGTGGCGATTGCCGCCTCGATGTTGGCGACGATTGAGCGGTCCACGTTGTCCAGTGTGATCGTGATCTGCGGCACACCGGCAGGCGAAACCTCGGGCTTCGTGAAGTCGAAATTGAACGCGACAAACGTCACCGAAGTGCTCGGGTTGCGCGGCGCCGTGGACTCCAGCGTGGCCGTCAGGTCGGTGTAATCGCGCACGACCCTGATGGGACTGCTGAAGGCCGAGTGGTACAACTCCAGTGTGTGATAGATCACCACGTTGGCCGGTGCGGCACTGTACGCCTCTTTGATCGCAGTGGTGAGCGTGGTATCAGGCATCAGCGCACCTCGACCTGGCCGGACAGTTGCCAGTTCAGACCCGGCAGCGCATCAACTGACGGCGTGCCGATGAAGCGCACGGTCTTGGAGTCATAGCCCGTATCACCGACAGGCAGGGAGATGGTGAACCAGGACGCGCCACCAGAGATGCCGGTGCTGCTGTCTTCAAACCATGCGCGGTATGTCGCCAGTTGCGCATCGGTCAGGCGCCAGGACAGCGAGACGGTGTCCACACGCTGCGCGCTGCGCCGACGCACGCGGGCCGAGCCGACTTCCATGTCGGTGCGAATCGTCTGATCCATTGGCGCGAGCGAGTAGCCCGACGCCAGAGGGTTTGGAAGGGTTCCAGGCCAGCTTGCCATCAGTACGCTCCTGCGGCCCTGTTCAGACCATATGTCGAGGCCAGGGCAGACGGCACCGCGCCATTACCGCGAAGAATGTCAGACGCCACTGCGGCCTTGACACGCTCCACGAACACCGTGATCACATCGTTGCCACTGCTGTCAGTGCTGCGCTGCTGGGTGCCACCCTGGCCTGGTGCCTCGATCACGTTCACCACCACGCCGCCGCCACCGATCTGGGAGTTGGGCACCACGTGGCCCGCAGACATGGGGTAGATCAGTTCTGGGCCGTTTTCGCCCACCAGAGTGGGCATCCCCGGTGTGAGCGTGCCGCCGCCAGCTTTTTTGGCTGGAGTCCCGAAGATGCTGGACAGGATGCTTGCGCCAATGCCCTCGGCGCCAAACAACCCGGCCATCATCGGCCGAACGACTTGCAGCCGCGTGAACTCCGAGATCATCATGTCCACCAGGGCTTTGACGTTGAACTGGCCTTTTGTCAGCAGGTCGGTCAGACCGTCCTCGACGCTGCCCATGACGCGACCCACCGCATCGGCGGCATTCTTGCCGTGCTGGCTGGCCGTCTCGGCGTAATCCTTCATCGCCTCGGAGACGCCCCGGCTGGCGTTGTAGGTCTTGTCGAACTGGTCGGCCTGGACCTTGGCAAAGTTGCTGGCCTCATCTGCGGCCATCTTCGTCACGCGGGCGCGTTCCTCTTCCATGCGGATTTCATCCCATCCCTCCAGGATGCCGCGTGACACCAGCGCGGACTCGGCCTCGCGGACGCGCTTGGCCTGCTCGCGCTCGAAACGTGCCTTTTCGATGGCCGGTGCGAGTTTCCCGATGTTCTCGGCCTCGATGCGCTGCGCCTCGCCCGCCTGCTCCATCGCGCTGATCGCGTTGTGGTAGACCTCGGTTGACTTCTCAATCGCATCGATCTCGGCAGACTTTGCCCGAGCGGCTTGTTCTGCCGCCTTGGTCATCTCGTTCATGCGGTCGATAGCGTCGGCAATCGTCAACGCCTCGGCCTTTTGCGACACCGTGAACTTGTCGGAATTGATCGCCAGGTGCGTGATGACTTCATCGGTCTTGCTGGCCTGGCCGGTCAATCCTGCCATTTGAGTGGTCAGGCTGGCGATGTAGGTGTCCGCGCTGCTGTCTCCAGGCTTTGCGACAACTGGCGCCTTTTTCTTGCTGCCCGGCGTGCCTGCCGCGCCTGCCGGTGCGTCTCGCTTCTCCAGCATCTCCAGGACGCGGATGTAGCCGTCGAGCTGCTCAATCTCGGCCTTGAAGTCGCGTTTGCCGAACAGCTTGCCAAAAATTGAGGTGTCGCCAAACGATTTGGCCTGGTCAGCCAGCACCTTCTCGCGTTCTGCGCGCACCTTCTCAAGGTCAGCAGTGGCGTTGCCCGTCATGCGGCCCTGCCCGAAAAACGCGAGGCCAGCGTCCTTCAGGATCACGCCCAGATCACCCATCTGGCGCAGCTTCAGATAGGTGTCGAGAATCTTGTTCAGCGGACCCAGCAGATCGTTGAGCAGTGACGCCTTAACGCCTTCGCTCATCAATTCAAACTTTTTCAGGTTATCGTTGAAGTCCGCTGCCGCCTTTGCCAACTCGCCACCGTAGACGGCGCCGAGATCGCGGCCCTCTTTCGCCAGTTTGCTGATCCCGTCCGCGCCCTGATTGAGCAGCGGGATCATATCCAGACCAGACTTGCCGAAAATCTGCTGGGCCAATGCGGCCTTGCCTGCGCTGTCTTCGTAGCTTGCGAACTTGTTGGCGATGTCGAGCAGAACTGCATCGGCGCCGCGCAGTTTTCCGCTGGCGTCATTGACCGAGACGCCGATGGTTTTGAACACCTCTTGCGCTTCTTTGCCGCCACCGGCTGCGTCTGCCATGCCCTGCGACAACTTGCGCAGGCCGGTGCCGAGTGCTTCAAACGTCGTGCCATTGACCTCTCCGGCGTAGCGCAGCGCGGACAGCTTGTCCACGGCCACGCCGGTCTTTTCGGACATGTCGTCCATCTTGTCGAGCACGTCGATGGTGCTCTTGAGCGTGGCGCCACCGAACGCGGCAGCAATGGCCGTTCCGATGGTCCCGAACTTCATTGGCAGGAGCGCAGCCGCGTCACCCAGTTGCGCCAGGTTGCGTTTTGCGCTCTCAATGGCGACCTTGGTCTGGTCTGTCGCTGAGAGCGTGATGTTTGCTTCGCCCTGCTTTCCTGCTGCCATCACTTGTTCAGCAGGCTTAAGGCCCGCCGCTCCATTGTCTGAACACCGTCGAACACTTCCTGCCACTCAGACCGTGGCACCCCGGCGACTTTCATCACCATCGGCAAGGCCTCATATCTCAGGCCGACCACACCGCCCATGCCGCCGACCACCCACTGCGTGCCCATGCGCCTGAACACCATGAGCGCGAGCCAGTTTTCGGGCCAGACCGCAAACACATCGTCCTGCACCGGCTCATCAAGGGCCAATCCGAAGGCAGCAAGTGCGTCTTTTTCAGTCTTGGCATCCTTGCCGCCTTGAATCAGTCGCTCCGCTGCCTGCGTCAGTTTTTTTGCCGCGACTCCGTCAGTTCACGCGCATAGGTGTGCAACAGATCGACCGCGCTGGCTGGGTAGATGTCGAACAGTTCATCCAAGAAAGCGGACTGCGTCATGCCCTCTGGCACACCGTGGACTTTCTCGATGAACTGCGGCGCCAACTCGGCATTGGGTCGTCCGCGCCCGTTGGCGATGAACTCTTGAAACTGCTTGCCGCGCATGTGCTTGAATGTCACGGTGAGCGGCAGCGATTCGCCGCCTGGCACCGTGATCTGCACAACAGCCTGAAACGTAGGCGCTGGATCGAGTTTGAACACTTGCTGATCTCCTGGTCGTTCTGCTTTTGTTATTTGATGCAGATACGGAAGTCGTCATTGCCGCTGGTCGGCACCATCCGCATGTCATAGCCGCACAGACGCTTGCCGTTGATTTCCTGTTTGCTCGGGTTGATCAACTGAACAGCGGGCGCGTGCAGGATCACGATGTTCCCTGCCGTGCTGCCGTGCTGGATGCCGACGCCCGTGGTGGTATTGCCGGTGACCGTGGTCATGAACGTCACCTCTTGTGCAGCGGTCAGATCAAACTGCACCGAGCCGGTGACCGTGCGGCCCGTGATCTCGATGGACTCACCACCCAGCAGAGGGATGTGGTTCACCGTGTTGCCGATGTCCACCTCGATGCCCCGGCTCGGGTAAACCGTGCCGCCAGACAATGCGCCCGCGCTGTAGGTGCAACCGACCGTCACGTCTGCCGTGTTGGTATCGGTGATGACCAGCGGTTTCTGCCATGCCGTCAGCGTGGTGGAGGGCAGCGCAGCAGCGGTGATGCCGCCATTGAGGCCAACGAACTTGAACGACAGCAGCGGACGCTCACCGAGCCCGGCCTTGATCTGGAACGTGCCACGGGCGCCGAGCAGCTTGTGCAGCACACCGTCGTCGTACCAGTAGATCGTGACTGCTTCAAAGGCCGTGCTGATCGGCGTGTAGTCAGCACGAGTCGATGCGGTCAACGTCTCGGCCATGCCGCAGGCGCGCACCAGCGGACCCCATGCGGCAGCGGTGCCAGCAGTGCCAGAGCCTGCCAGTTCAACGTCGAAGGCGCAGGCGATGTTTGCCGTGCCGACCAGTTGTTCAGACCCGCCGAAATAGGCGCGCACCAGGTCGCGGTCCACGTTGGTGGCATCCAGCGGCGTGATGCTGAGATTGCTCACCAGCAGGGCATTCGCCGCGCCGGTAGGCACCGCGTCAGTTCCGACCGTGGTTTCGATTTTGGCGAGGATCGCCGTGTTGCGCATGTAGCGAGTTGCCATGATTTACTCCTGCGGATCGGGTTGCGTTGCTGGCACCAGCGTGCCGTCAGGTAGGCGCGTGAAAGAGCCACCTTGCTGCGGGTTCTGTTCGACCTGATCGGTCGGTTGGGTGTCGGTTGTCATGCCAGGGTTGTCCTTGAGATTTGGTGCTCGACCGTCCAGGTCATCAGGCAGGAATGCGCCGGGACTTCGCCCGGTGCGGTTTCAAAGTCCAGCGAGATCAGGCGCGTGTCCATCGCCAGGCCACCGAGGCCGGGCGCCGCAGCGATGCGGCCATTGACCGCCGCCAGCAGGGTTGCCAGCGCCTTGGCTGCGGACTGAGCGACCGGGCCCAGCTTGCGCAGTTCGATCTCCATCGTGGTCTGCGCGAGCAGTGGCCCACCGCTGATCGCTGCGGGCTCGATGTCTGAGTGCGTGATCCGCACCAGCACGCCGTCTGTGTACTGAGTGCCGAGCGGCCTGGCCTCGTCTGTCTCGATGCGGGTGGACACTGGTGTGCCCGCTGCGAGGAGCGCAACGACTGCGGCTTCGATGGAGTCGAATGCCGTTGCCATTACGCCAACTCCAGCAGCAGCGTGGACCAGCCGGTGCCGTCAGGATGGTGCTCGGCCACGGTGTAGCTGGTCGAGCCGATCACCAGCGACTTGCCAACAGGAGACGATGGGACGTTCGCAGTCGGCAGCGAGAACGTCGGGACCGATGACGCCAGGCCAGGAACACCAGCACCGGCCATCTCATATGCCCTGTCGAAGATTCCAGCCACGGTCACGCCGTTCAGAGTTGCCGAGGAGGCAAACTCTGTCGAGGCGATGAACGGCGTGAAGTCCTCAACGAAGGCCATCGATTACACCGACTTCTTGACGCCCACCAGGGTCACCGACACGTTCTGCGGGCCGGTCACGATGGTGCCGACATAGCGGATGTAACGGCGCACCTGTTTGGATTGCAGCGCGATGGTCTGGCAGGATGCGGTCGTTGTGGCCTGCGTGAAGGTCGCGCCGGTCACATCGGTCCAGCCGGTAGAACCGTCTGCCGAGTCCTGAATCTTGCCGTCCAGAGTGCCGGTGCCGGTGCCGTGGTTTTGGACAATGGCGACCGGACCTTCATAGTCCAACAGATCAGCGGCAGCGCCGGTGACCGTGCTGGCCTGGGAAGCGCTGGCCGCGAGATTCACGCAGGTGGCGGCACCTGGGAAGTTGTACATGCTCATTCTGTTTTCTCCTTGCGCGCACGCACGGGTTTTTCCTTGACCTCTTCGACAACCTCTGGCGCCACGGTGGCCTTGTGGTTGGCGATCAACTCCGCTGCCAGCGCGGCGGGAACATCGAGGGTGGAGCCCACCTCTTGACGTTCGCCGCCCACGCTGAAAGCGCGGAGCACCTGAACTTTCACGGTGCTCATGTCGATCAGGTGATCGAGGTGGCGCGGCTGAATGCGCCTGCTTGACGGATGCCAACGTCCACGGTCTGGATCGCACGCACGCCGGTGATGGCCGCAGCGAAGTTGGCGTACGGGTTCAGCGCCAGTTCCAGCATGCCCCACTCACCGATCACGACCTGGCTGAAGTCGCCGAAGATCATGGACGCGGCGGTCACTTGCAGCGAAGACATGGCGCGGAAACCGCTCATCGTGCCGTCGAGCACGTTGCCTTGCCAGAGAGGCGTGTCGGTGCTCGTGAAGCGCTGACGCTGGGCCAACAGAGCAGCAACAGCGGGCGTGGTCACATAGGCACAATTTCCAGCCAGTGCGTTGGCGCCTGCCACATCGGTCTGGAACTCCAAAATACCAGCGTAGGCAATCGAGGTGCCAGACACCGAGCCGATGCCTGCCGTGCCAGAAATGCCGGTGGGCTGGCCCGAAGAGCCCGTGCCCTCCAGTGCAGCCAGGTCGATGGCGAGTGCCAGAACCCTGGACAGGTCATTCAGCACCAGGGAGTCGGCAGCAGGAGACGATTGCATCATCAACTGGCGGCTGATCTCGGTGTAGGCACCGACGTTCTTGGGAGACAGTGCCAACTGGCCCACCGTCTGCGCGGACTCGGTGATCGCGGTGGCCTCGTTGGTCAACCAGTAGGCCGTGCCAGCACCCGTTTGCTTCGGGATCGTCACATTGCCCTGAAGGCCCGTCAGCATCGTTGCGCCGAGTTGCGCGACCACGGCGCGGTTGCGCAGCAGATCGATGAACGACGATGCCAGATTGTCAGTAGCCACCAGGTAGCCGCCAGCGCTGGGAGTCGCTGCCGTCAGGTCACGGGTCTGGACTTCGTAAGGAACGAAGAAGCCATTGTTGGGCGCCTCTTGCATGCCAGCGCGCTTGAGGATGTGCTGATGGCACTCGCGCTCAAAGCCAGCGTGCGACCAATCCTTGTCGGCCAGAGCGCGGATGGCGCGCAGGACCGAGTAGCGCTTGGTCTCTTTCTTGTCGAGGCCGATTTCCGGTGTCGGCAGCGGCTTGCTGGACAGCACGCGCAGTGCTTCGGCCTGGAACTGCTCGACCGTCTGGCCTTCCTGGATGGCCTTCAGGGCCAGCTCGGCGCCACCAGGGATGGTCGCGGCGATCTTGCTGATTTCGTTGGCGTGGTTGCGCTCGGCAACGGGTGCGGCTTGTGTCATGGTTTTGACCTCAGTACATGAAATTGAAGATGCCTCGGCAGCGGGTGCTGCTTCAGCGATGGCCTCTGGCGCGTCGTCCTCGGTCTCCGTTTCACACTCATCAGAGGTGTCAACGCAGATCGAGATTTCGATGCAGGCCTTTTCGGATGTGGCCGGAATGTCGGCGCTGCGGCCAACTCCGACTGATGCGTCAGCGGGAACGCTGACCAGCGAAACCTCGTAGGGTTCCCAATCGGTGACGCGGTAGGTTTCCACACCATCCGTCTCACCAACCAAAACCGCTGCGTGGATCATGTAGCCCACCGAGACGTTGACGCGGATTCCATCCACAACGTCCTGGAAGACCTCGCTTGCCCGCACGCTTTTCCCAAAGCGCACCAGTGCTCTTGCCACACGGTCGGCACCGACCGTGACTGACTCGACCACGCCCACAACGTCGCGGGTGTCGTGATCACAAAGAAGATTTGCGCCCGACTTCAGTCGGCCCAGACGCATCGAGGTATCGACGCAATCCAGAATCTCGACGCCCCAGCTTCGCTCGTAGGGTGTCTCGCTGGCGAAGGCCAGTTCGACCGTGCGAGCAGCCTCATTGACTGAAGCGCGGACTACTTTGAAAGCCCGTTCCAGCATGCCGTTTTTGGCATGCTCTCGGATCGTGCTGGTGGCGTCTTTTTCACTCATGCCGCCGATGGTGCGGCGTCAGTGGTGAAATCTGTAAGGCAAAAATTTCACCTACACGCCGAAGAAAAGAATCTCGTTGTCGCGGTGCTTGCGCGGCCTGCGCATCGGTGTCGGCACATGCGTCGGGACATAGGCCGCAGGCATGTAAATCTTACGGTGCGTGCTGCCGCCCGTTGTCGTCTGCGTGCCTGTTGCGGTGCCCGTCGCCATGACGGTCTGGCCTTGCCCGCTTGATGCCGTTCCGGTGATCGCCAGTAGTGATGTACCAACAGCAGAGACCGATTGCCCTTGAGACGTTGCGGCAGTGCCGGTGAACGTCTCGGAACCAGACTCTGATGTGGTCTGGCCCTGGGCCGTTGATGCGGACCCGGTGAAGGTCTGCCCACCTGATGCTGAGACGGTCTGTCCCTGCGAGGTGGTGGCCGGGCCGGTAAAGGTTTGGGCTCCGGTAGCTGTCGCGGTCTGCGCTTCTGAAGTCGTCGTCGAGCCGGTGAACGTCTGCGATCCCGTTGCGCTTGCTGTCTGGCCTTGCGTCGTGCTCGTAGCCCCGGTGAACGTCTGCGCACCAGTGCCTGCAACGGTCTGCCCCTCTGCCGTGCTGGCCGTTCCGGTGTTCCCTGATGCCTGGGAACCGGAGGCATCGACTGTTTGGCTCTGCGCCGTGGTGGCCGACCCGGTAAACGTCTGGGCGCCAGTTGCACTGGCCGTCTGGCCTTCAGCAGTTGCCGCCGACCCAGTGAAGGTCTGCGATCCAGTAGCTGCTGCGGTTTGTCCTTCAGCGGTCGCCGCGCTTCCTGCGAAGGTTTGGGCGCCACTGGCTGCGGCAGTTTGCCCCTCGGCAGTAGCCGCGACTCCCGTGAATGTCTGCGTGCCAGTTGCCGCGACAGTCTCGGCCTGGCTGGATGTGGCCGAGCCGGTAAAGGTCTGCGCGCCAGTTGCGCTGACCGTCTCGCCTTGTTTTGTCGCCGCAGTGCCGGTGAAGGTCTCAGCGCCAGTGGCCGACGCGGTCTGGCCCTGCGATGTAGACGCAGTTCCAGTGATTGAAACCGCAGCAGCAGGCAGGCCCGAAATCGGCAGTTGTGATATTGCGCCGAAGCCGAGCATGAGTCCCCCTTAAAACGCGATTATTTCAACGACTCCAACGCCACCC